AAGATCGATGAATATCTGAAGGGTAATTATTCAAAGGCAAACCTCGTTAAATTAGAGGATTATAAAATAAGCTTAGCATTAGAGCAGGATGCTTCATCCTCTGGTGCTCAGATTATTGCATTGACGACTAAGAATAAACAATTAGCTGAACTTTCGAATGTCATTCCAACAAATCAAAAGAAGAGACTTTACGATGAAATTGCAGCAGCTACTTACAACGATCCTAGATTTAGAAAGCTAAATGAAAAATTAGGCTTGACAGAGAAAGACTTACGTAAGGCCGCTAAAGCACAGAATATGGTTACGCTATATGGTGCAGGTGAACGTACAGGGATCATGAATGTTGAGGGTAAGCTTGCAAAGGTTCTAGATAAAGAGGATGGCAGACTTGTTGTTAAAGCCTCTGATCGAGATACTGTATTGAATGAGATAAGCGCAAGAGCAGCTAGATACAAAGAATTAGACCCTGAATTATATGAAGAGCTTATGGCTCTTAGACAAGATGTGAAAGATGTCTTCAATAAAGGCTTAAATCCTGGTGATGACATTATGGAACAACTCTGGTTCTTAGATCCTAAGACTAGAGATCTTGTTGAGAAGATGACTCGTAATTACGAAAGTGTAGTTACACCAGATGACTTCTCTATAATTGCAGGTATTATGAGTGAAAACTTAAGATCACAAGTACCTATCCTTAAAGACTTTACTAAGTTCTTTGGTAGACTTGCTGAAGAATTCGCTCTGACTTCAAAACCTGGTGAAGCTTCCTTTGACTGGAAAGCTATAGCTAAGGAATCAACTCTAGGAAACAGATTCTTAGGGAAGAAGCCTGATAAACGTATTGCAGAGATTCTTGGTATTGATCCAAACACTACTTGGACTGAGAAGCTACTTAAACGTTTTGATTGGTGGAAGCCTAACAGTACTATGGCTGATCTTTTATTTGGTGCTAAACAGGCACAGTATAGAAGAACAGGTACCACAGTGTTTGGTGTAGATGTTTTGTATCCTAATGAACTACCAAAGAATTGGACTCAAATACCTTGGGTTAATTTTGATGGTAAGATTATTGAACAAAAGTTTACACAATCTTTTGAAGAACGTTTAAGATATAAAACAGCTGAAGGTGAGTGGATCACTAACATCATTCAAGTTAAGCAAAAGACAGATCCTACTTGGTGGGATGAGGTGCTTAATAAGAGTGGTAAAATGAATGAAATTGTAAATGCAACAAAGGCACGTACAGCTTATGCAGTTAATGGCAATCACTCAAATGATGCTACTTTAGTAAAACAGTTCCATTTGTGGGGAAAGAAGAATAACGTAGGTACTTCTACAATTCACGATGCTTTCTTTACAAACGCTGCTGATCTACTAAAAGCTAAAGAAGCTCTACGTAAGATTTATGCAAATACACTTACAAAGAATGTCGTTAAGGACACATTGGACGAAATGCTAAAACGAGGACTTCCTCGTGAGGCTTATGACCGTTACCTTAATGAAGCTATCGATATAGGTTTAATTCCAGTTGCTGGAAGATCTCGTATTGGTGGCAAACTAGTAACCGAAGCTGATATACTTACAGCTGAATCTATTCTAGAGAACTTACCCAGAGACTTCACTAGTAATAGATCATGGTATGGTATCGGCGGTTAATCTATCCGAGTCGTACTCGAAAATCAATTTTAGGCTGTGCCTGGAGAATACAAATGACTGATACTAACAATAATCAAGAAGAATTAGCTCGTCTGGAAGCTGAGCGTAAGGCTGCTGAAGAGGCTGAGGCTGCACGTAAGGCTGCAGGAAATAATGGCGATGATGATCTTGTCAAAAAGTTAGTTGAAGAGCGTGTTGCTGAACAACTTAAAGAAATTAAGGGTAAGCTAGATAACGCTTTTTCAGCTCGTGACGAAGCACTTCGTAAACTTAAAGAAGCTGAAGAAGAAAAGAAAGCTGCCGAAATCAAGCGTCTTCAAGAAGAAGGTAAACACAAAGAAGTTCTTGAAATGCAACTTGCAGAAGAAAGAGCTGCTCGTGAAGCCTTAGAAAAGCGTAATACAGAATTGTCTCGTGACGTAACTGTACGTGCTGCTCTCTCCGGTCTTGAATTTCGTAATGACAAAGCTGCTGAGATTGCCTTTAAAGAAATTACTAGCCAACTTACACAAAATGAAAATGGCGTGTGGGTTCATAAGTCTGGTGTATCTGTAAATGACTTCATCGGTGCATTTGCTAAAGATGAAGATCAATCTTTCTTGTTCAAAACTAAGACAAACAACGGTGGTGGCTCCTCTAGCAATACTGCTGGTGGTACTAACACTGCTGGTAAACCTAAATCACTCTTCGAAATGAGCCAAGAGGAAGTCCTAAAAATGGCTCGCGAAGGGAAACTCCCTCAAAGGAAATAATAAATGACTGTTGTTACTAATCTGTCGGGTGCTGATAACTACGTTCTGCAGGCTACTATTAGTGCCTACTCGGACGAAGCATACACCAACGCTAAGAAGCTGTCGGGTACGGGTATCGTTGGTTCGAACCCTGATATCGATCCTTCTACTGAAACTTTCATTGGTCAAGTTCGCTGGTACAAGCCGCTGAACCCAACTGTTAACGTTGCTTCGCTGACTAATGCTGCCAACGGTACGACTACTTCGTACAGCTCGGATTACTACACGTACATCAAGAGCGTTCGTACGCATGGTGCTAACAAAGTTAACATGCAACAAGTTGTTACGCAAGTTGACGGTCTGGCTAAAATTGGTCGTGACTTTGCTGAAACTCGTGCTCAAGACGAACACAATGCTTTGCTGTCGGTTCTGAAGGGTGTTGCTATCTCTGAACTGCTGTATGGTGCTGGTGTCGCTTCGGGCCAAGCTGGTCTGGGCGGTCAAACATTTGACAATGATCCGACTGACAAGCGTTATGGCTTCTACGTTGACATGGGTTCTACTAAGCCTGTCGTTGATGCTAACTCGGCTGTTCAGGGTGCTGCTCGTGCAGAAGCCTTCCTGCAAGCCTTTGGTAAGGCATACAAGGATTATGAGCCTGAGTATGCTTATCTCGTGACTTCGCCTGAAGTTATGGCTTCGCTGCGTTCGGCCAATTTGGTTGATAGCACTATGGTTAGCGATGGTAATGTCGAATTTAGCACCATTTTCAATGGCAAATTCCGTCTGATCCAGACTCGTGCTGCTCAAAGCCTGTCGTCTACTGAACTGGAAGCTATCAACGGTGCCGATGGCGTTAACGTTGCTGGTACTAAGACTTCGTTCATCGTTCTGCCTGGTGCTCTGGCTATGGCTGCTCTGACTGTTCCTGAACAGACTGAAATCTATCGTGATGGCCGCGCTTATCAAGGTGGTGGTTCTACCTCGATTTGGTATCGTTGGGGTTATGTCCTGCATCCGGCTGGTTACAACTGGGCTGGTTCGCAAGACGCATTCCCGTCTGATGCTGACTACATGAAGGTTGTTGAAGATGGTAATCAAGTGGCTCTGACGGCTGCTAGTGCTGGTCTGGCTGATACCACTGGCGTCTGGACTCGTAAAGCTACTTCGGCTCTGTCGCTTGGTATCCTGCCGGTGTTCCACGGCTAATTAAAGAGGTTCACTTATGGCATTACAAAAGGGTGTTAACTCTTACGTTACAGTAGAAGAGGCTGATGCATACTTTGCTGATCGCTTAGATGTAGCAGCCTGGACTGGCGCAAGTGTAGAACAAAAGCCACAGGCTCTGGTCACAGCAACAAAAATGCTTGATGATCTAGACTGGACTGGATATGTTGTAAGTGAATCTCAGCCACTCGCATTTCCAAGAACAGGCGAGTATTTTGATCCACGTACTGGTACAACTATTTCTTTGAACAGTTCAACCCCAGTACGTATTCAAAATGCTACAATGGAGCTGGCTTACCATTTATTAAATAATGATGGATTACTTGATGACACAGGCACCGTTGAGTCTATTAGTATCGGTGGAATCAATATCACTAATATTAGACAGGCTAACAAAATGCCTGGTGTCGTCGATAGATTAATTAAGCCTCTACTTGTGAACTCTGGTTCAAATATGTGGTGGAGGGCTAATTAATGGGTCTTAAATCACTTGTACAAAAGAGTGTCGATGTGGCATTCGCTAAAGCAGGTGATTTGGCTACCATTGTTGTCTTTAACAAGAAGACAGCAGCAAGTTATGATTTCACTGCAGAGTCTGTAGCTATATCTAATGACGGTACGGTAGTTGCTAAAGGTATTCAGTTAAAGAAAACCAAACAAGCACCTGACCAAGCCACAAATAGTACATCTACAAACTTTCTGTTTCGGACTCCTGATGTAGGTAATATTTCTGAGTACAGCAATGCTGTTATTGGAGGTGTTACCTACAAGTTCGAACCAACAGCTGAGATCAATGACTTTGTTACTGTTCTTTCCTTTGTTAGGGAGAATTAAATGGGTCAATACTCTACAATACGTAGCCAAGTCTTCTCTGTATTTGGATCTGACACGTGGAAAGCTGAAAATATAAAGACAGTGCCAAATAATTTTATAGGTGCTGTAGGCTTGCAAGATTATATTAGAGTCACTATTATAATTGGTGGTAACCAATTTATTAATACAAACTCTAATTCAGGTATACTAAATATAGAAATATTTACAGCGGCTGGTATGGGGCCAAATGCCTCAGATGTCATTGCTGATAAGCTGGATAAGTATCTTCAATACAAAACATTACAACTTAGTAATGAAAATATACAATTTAAGAAGAGCTCGCTAGCACATATGGGTTTATGTTCTGATAATAAATCATTGCATAGATCTTTATATTCAATACCCTTTAATTACTTTGGAGTACTTTAATGTCTCATATTACTTCTATCGGCGCTGGCATGTTCTCGGACATGGCTCTGGCCACACCTTCGACTCCTCTGTCGGCTAGCGCACTTGCTGCTCTAGACACGGCTGCTGAGTTTCAGGCTTTGTTTGCTAACGAAATCAATTCGGCTGGCGGTACTAAGTCTACTGGTACATTTACTCGTATTAAGAACGTTCGTGAATTCCCTTCAATGGGTACTCCTCCGAACATCGTCAACGTTCCTGTTTATGGTTCGAAGACTTCGCAACAGATTCAAGGTCAAGCCGATGCTCCAAGCATTGAACTGACTCTGAACTACATACCGGCTGACTGGGCTGCTGGAACCATCCTCGGTGATGCCGTGGGTGATGGCAAGCAATACGTCTTCCGTTTTGCTCTTCTGAACGCTGAGCCGGTTGCATATTCGAGTGAAACCACTCCTGCTGATGGTATTGGTTCTGTTGCTAACAGCCAGTACTACTGGGTTGGTAAGATCGAAGCACTTCAGGTTAACCCGCAGCTGACTGATGCAAACACTGCAACTGTCACTATCTCGGTGCAATCTGAGTTCTTCGGTGCTTTCACTGAGTAATTGAAGCTCTGGGGAGTATTCCTTGGTGAAGAATACTTAAATAATTGGTCACCAGCTGGTACAAGCTGAAATAGCCCAGTGCCAATGTCCCCGATCTTTATAAAGAACTATCATGACAGAAGATAAAAAGCCATTCAGCATGGGCTATGTTCTGCGTACCACTGCTAAACATATGCGTAAAAGCGTAGATATTAGCATTCGTAAGACGTTTGAACGTGTCGCTGAATTTGATGGCAATAAAGAAAAATCACAAGAAGTTTTCCAAACTCTATCAGCTCTCCATAAAATGAGAAAGCAGTTAGACGATTTTCAACTTCAACATCAAGATCAATTTCGAGGTGTATAATGGCCTCCCCAAACCTTAAAGGTAATAAAATGAGTATCAAAAATCTAGTTGGTAAAAAGATTACTAAAGAAGTTAAGTTCATGGGTGAAACTGTCACCATTAATAAACTTAGCGTATCTGAAGTCCTTGAAATTCAATCCAAGGCAAAAGAACTTGAAGGTAATGACGCAGAGGGTTTTACTCTTCTGAAGAGCGTTATCCGTAGTGCAGTACAAGGTGCTGAAGATCTTAGCAATGAAGATTTCGATACGTTCCCTATGGATGAACTGTCGAAACTGTCTAATGAGATCATGAAATTCTCGGGTCTTAATCAAGACCAGGGAAAGTAATACTTTCTCCAGAAGACTTAGTGCTTTATGAGCTGGCATACAATCTACGTATGCCAGTTTATAGCCTCATTGAAGAAATGCCATATGATGAGTTTGTTAAATGGCAAGTTTATTTTGAGAGACGCCCTGTTGGATGGAGGGAAGATGACAGAACAATGAAGCTCCTACAAGCTCAAGGATTGAAGAAACGTCCCGAAGAGATTTTTGATTCATTAGCAAAGCTTAAAGAAGCTATTAATGAAGAAAGAAAATCCCATGATGGTAAGGTTTCAATAAAATCTTTGAAAGCTTCTACATTGTTTAGCAAGATGAATGGAGCTAAAGGTGGTGAGACTCCTGGGTTTATGAAGGAAATCTAATGAAAGTTGTTATCAAAGGTATGGATCAAACTATGCGTTCTTTGAAGGCAGCTGTAGACTCTGAAATAAGCAAAGGAGTCAAAGCTACTACAACGAAGGTTATAGAAAACCTTAAAAAGAGCACACCCGTAGACACGGGAAGAGCTAGGGATGGCTGGAAAGGTCATGTAAAAGGTAATATTGCTGAAGTCACTAATGACGTTGAGTATATAGATCATCTAAATAACGGCAGTTCTTCGCAGGCTCCTCGTTTCTTTATTGAGAAGGCCATTCTAGAGACACCCAATGTATCTCCTAATGGTCAGATTGTTGTATACAAATGACCCACCACTCGGTGGGTTAAAAATGCGAGGCGAGTATGACTGGTATAGTTATTGATGTACAATCCAGGTCCGACAAGGCGCAGAGAGATTTAACGGCAATCAATGAATCTCTTAAGAATATTGAGAAGAGCACTACGCAAGTAACACGTGGATTCTCTCAATTAGTCAAAGGGCTTGGAGCACTAGCAGCAGGTGGCGGTATCGCTACTTACGTTGTTAAAGTTTCAAACGAATTCACAAATCTAGAGAATAAGATCGCTCTAGTTACAGGACGTACCAAAGAACTGGTAGCTATTCAGACACGTTTATTGGATATGTCCTCCCAGAATAGAATGCAGATTGCAGCTACTGGGCAAATTTATAGTACCCTAGCGAAGAGTATGGCTAAGGGTGCGGCATCTAGTGAAGCAATTCTAAAGGCTACGGACGCCTTACAGAAGGCAGTTGCACTATCTGGTTCTTCAGCTGATTCCGCAAATGCAGCTATCATCCAGTTAGGACAGGGTTTAGCATCTGGCACACTAAGAGGCGAAGAGCTTAATTCGGTAATGGAGCAGACTCCTAGAGTTGCTAAGGCCATTGCTGATGGTCTTGGTGTCACCATTGGGGAAATGCGTTCGCTTGCTGCAGAAGGAAAGGTTACTTCTGATTCTATATTTAAAGCCTTGTTGTCGCAGACTAAGGAAATAAATAGAGAATTTGCTCTAATGACCCCAACATTAGAACAGAGTGGAACAGCTTTAAATCTTGCGTTCAAGGAGTTTACAAATAGTTTAGATGTAGGCCTTAATCTGACTGGCGCGATTGCTGCTATGATGATCAAGTCTGCTTCCAGTATTAGAACAATTTCCATTGAAGCCCAAGCCTTCGGTGCAGTATTTGCCTATTCTTTCGGAGAGGCAGTTAGAGCGGCCAAAGCGATAGTTGCCCCTATTGTGGGTACTTTTAAATCTCTTGCATCTCAGCTATACGATGCGCTTCCTAAAGGCTTCTTTACAAGGACGCTTTCTGGAGATGTGAGGGAGGGACTGAGACAGATCGATGACGCAACTAAGGGTGCTTTCTCATCTATCTACAGATTCTTCAGATTCGGTCTGCAAGACCTGATCACTTACGACAGTGAAGTTGAAAGTGTTCTAAAAAGATTAAAAAGACTAAGTCCAAACTACTGGCTTACTGGGGGCTTTGATACACAGACGCTTAACAGATTCTTTAGCAGGGAGACATTATATGAGTATGGCGTTGCCCTAGCAGATCTGTCCAAGGCTGTTGCACGTAATAGTGAAAGTATTTTTGTAACCTTCGGCAATGCTTGGAGAGCAAGTAACTATGAGTTGCAAGACTTTAATAGGTACTTAGGGCTGACTCAAGACACTCTACTTAGTTTCAAAATTGGCAATATTGATGCACTGGTATACTCTACAGCTGAACTGTTGAGGGGTATAACCGGCGTTTATATGAAGTGGACTGATTTTGGTAAACTGATCAGAGAGATATTTAACCCTGCTTCTACAAGATTGGTAATTGCTTTAGAAGATGTGGCGGAATCGCTGCCAAGAGGCGTTTTGAACTTTATAAGAGACGCTGTAAGACTTGTAATTGATGCAATTCCGATCATCGTTCAGATGATTAATGATTTCATGATGCAACCTTTCAGCGGAGTCTCTGTTAGTAGCATTTATGAAGGCTTTAAGAGCAGCTTTAAAGAGGCTAAAGACACACTACTGTATTTCATAAAAGAAATGCTAGGAATGCTGTCGGTCTTTGATATTGTAGAGCGCAGACTTACTAAGTTTGGCAACAATGTAATCGGCATATTCTTTAACATCTATGATGCCGTAATTGGTCATTCATATTGGACAGATACAATTGTTTCCATTTTGGATACTTCTGACACTCTTTGGGAGAAGTCGGAAAAGGGCCTTAAGAAATTTGGAAATAAAGTTATTGCGCTGTTTAAAGATGTTTATGAAAACTCTGACTTGTATGCTATCCAGATCAGTGAAGCCTTTACAAAAGGTTTTAAGAGTCTGAAGTCCATGAATATGTCGAGTATCAAGAAGAGTCTTTCAAGTGTATTTGATAAAGGCCTTGATACTACACAAATACAAAGTAGTATAGCTAATACGCTCGGCGCTTCCATAGATAGCGCACGCCCTGCACTTAATAAGTTTTTCGACAAAGCTTCATATGAGTTTGAGAAATTTGTTACAAGAATAAGGTTACTTTTTGGCATTGGTGGCAATAATCCCATAACTGCTTCAATTGTGATTTGGGAAAGTCTTATCGGTAGAATTAGCAATTCTATAGACTTTATGCTGCTGTCTAATATAGAAAATGTTAAGAAAACTGTATTCTTCCTAGATGCGCTTGTCGCTAAAATGGGCATGTTAGGAAAGGGCGCAGCAATACTTGGAAAGTTTGTAGTACAACCTGCAATACCAGGCTTCGCGTATGTTTGGAAAGACGAAATTAAGAGTGCTGTTGTATTTCAGCAAGATTTTAATGAAATTCTTAAAGAGCTTTGGCATAATCCTCTCAAAGTTATTGAAGCCTCCGTTTGGGCGACAGGTGTACTTCTTAAGAAATTTAGCATTCTATTTGTAGACGCATACAAACTTATCCATGATCAAGTTGCTAACAACTACTGGCCAAAGACTGTAGACTCAATAAATAAGTATACAGACAGTTTGTTTAAATCAGTCCCTGGGCTTAAGAAGTTCTCTGAGGATGTTAATAGCTCATTGTCATCGCTGAAGACTGACTCAATCGCTGAATTTACAGTAGACATCAAGTTCAAACTTAAGGATTTCGGATCGGCACTTAAAGAGCTTTATACTGATATTACTGTACAGTTTCCATATTTTGCCAAGGCATTGGTTGCCTCATTTGCTGCAATTGCATTTTATATGCTTGCCCCAATGAACAAGTTCACAGCTTTCATTCTCACTGACTTGGTCGCTACCGCTACAGCTGCTGTAACACTACTAGCAGACCAGATTGGTTCTGAAGTATTTGGTATCGGTATCGCTCAAAATATTGGTGAAAGCGTTGGTAAAGCAATAGGTATGTATATTACTGAGTTTATCAGGAATATTCCTAGTTTGCTTAACGTACTTTTAGGTACTATCTATGGTTTTGGTAAGGCGTTCTTATCGGAGCTTCTCTCGGGTATTCCTCTGTTAGGTGGTCTGCTATCTGGCTTATTTAATATTCTTACAAATATTGCAGACATGCTAGGTATTGGTGGACCTTTGGGTTTGATTGGTGCTGTATTATTTGGCAAGGGTCTAGTTGCTCTAAACACGGCCTTAAAGCTTAATATAGGCTGGATCGAAAAGATGGGCAATGTCTTTGGAGGCCTTGTAAAATTCTTCACTGCAAGTGCAGGTAAAGCTGAGAAGTATGGCGTTATCGGTAAATTGCTATTTAATCTGGGTCCATCTAAGATTATTGGTGCATTAGGTTTGATCCTACAATTTATGGGCACCTTTGATAATCTCTTTGGTGGCTCTGTAATCGGATCTGCGTTATCCTTTGGTATTCTTGGCTCTATGCTGTTCGGTGCTAATCCTAGAAATCTTGTAAACTTTGTGTATGAGAGCATCCTTAAACCTCTTAAAACAAAGGTTAATGATGTCTTTACAACCACTGGCCCAAGAAACATGGGTTCAATGTTTATAGATTTTGTAGCAGGTAATAAGAAGAAGGTTGCGATCTTAGTTGCAGCTATTCTCTTATTCACATCGTCTATGGCGAAAGCAGAAGATAGCATTGTTTCAGCTAATACAGCCTTTGACAATTTTATAGATTCTGTGATGACAATTCCTAAAGCTATATTTAGTGGAATCACAGATAGCCCACTTACTGCACTTCTCTCAGTTGCACTTTTAGGTGTGGCCTATAAGTTTGGTAAAGATATCTACAAATCAGTTGCTACAGCTCTTTCTGGCGGTTTCGGTAAAGCAGCTGGAGGTGTTGAGAGTACAGGACTCTTTTCTAAACTTGTCACTAAGATCGCTGAAGTTGGGGTGTTCTTAAAAGACACTTTAGGTTCTACGGCAGCTTTCCAAAAGCTTAGCCTTGCTTGGGATACACTGCTGATTGGCCTTACAATGAAATGGCGCGTATTTGCCAACTGGTTTAAGACACAATGGGCTGTTATGATGGCTAGCGAAGCAATGCGACCAATCAAGACACTCATTGAGGGTATTGGTACGCAGCTTGTAGGTCTGCAGGCAAAATTCAAAAATCTTTCAATGCTTCAGAAGAATCGTCTCGTAGGTGCAGCAGTCGTAGGTGGAGTTGCAGGAGCCACTGCTCTATCGTCTGGCATGGAAGATGCAGCTAACGCAGCCTTTATTGCAGGATTAGGCTGGCAAGTCTTTGGCAAAGCAGCTATGGGCATCCTTACACCTATTGTTAAAGCAATTGGAGGTGTCATAGCCGGTCTGACTACTGTAGGTACTGTCATTGGTGGACTGGCAGTTGCTGCTACAGGTGGTTTGCTCTATGCGGCAATCTTTGGTGAAGGGACAACTTTCACTGAAAAGCTAGAGGATACCATACGCAAGCTTTCGGTAGCTGTAGGACTGGTTGAGAAGCTAGAACCCAATAAAGCTTTGAATAAGGTTAGGGAAGGCTTCTTCACACAAGAGAACAGAGCATTCGCAAAGAAAACTGGTATTACTCAAATTCCTGATTTCAGTGCTGTAGATTTTGACTTAATCTCTCCAGCTCAGAAAAAGGCTATTGATGAAATTGCTAAGAAGCTCGCAAAGGCTCTTACTGATGCCGAATCAGAGTACAAGGTATTCGGTGAAGTTCCAGACGAGTTAAAGGGCAATGTATCAGCATTGGCCAATCAATTGGGTAAAGTCCTGGCTAAAGCTGAAGTAGCAGCTGCAAAGGACATTCCTAATGTTATCAAAAATCTGAATAAAGTATCAGTAGATACTAGTGGTGGGTTCCTATACGCAATTGAACGTACATT